TGCAGAGAGTAAAGGATATCAACCTTCACAAAAACTGAAAGTTGAACCTATGACTCTTAAAGCACTGTACAGAGAGCGAGTTGAAGCAAAGCAAGACTTGCCTTCTGAACATTTTAACCTGTTTAAGGGAAACAAAACAAAAATAACAAGGAACAAATAACATGACACAAGAAACAAGTGACGTTACTATAAAAAAAGAAGGTAACTTACCGGCAAACATTGATTTTATTAGTGATGCTGGAGCAGGACTTGAGAATATAGATAAAGGCGATTTAGCCCTACCTTTTCTTAAGTTATTACAATCTGGTTCGGATGAGACTAAAAAGAAACATGCGAACTATGTTGAAGGAGCAGAAGCTGGAATGTTTTATAATACAGTTACAAAAAAACTGTATAATGGTGAGAAAGGTATTGAAGTAATACCTTGCTACTATAAATTAACATATCCAGAATGGGCACCTTTTGAGAGAAAAGAAGGTAGACCAGTTAGCCCTGATAGAGGTCCAGAAGTTTTAGCTAAAACTAAAAAGGATACTTCAGGTAAAGATGTTTTGGATAATGGTAATCAAATTATCAAAACAGCTAATCATTTTGTAATCATCAATGGGGAGAAACCAGAAAAAGCTTTAATGGCTATGAAATCTACTCAATTAAAAGTGAGCAGAGGTTGGAACTCTTTGATGCAAGATCAATTTGAAACGGATCCTAAAACAAACAAAAACGTACCTGCGCCGATGTTTTCTAGAATTTATAAACTATCTTCTGTTGAAAACTCTGGCAGTTTTACTTGGCACGGATACAGAGTATCTTTGGTAAGAAAAGTGGATGATGCTAGCCTTTATCAGTTAGCAAAAGAATTCCATAGCTCTTTAAAAAAGAGTAGCGCTGCGGCAGAAACAAAAGAAGAATCTAATTACTAGTTTTTTCTTGAGGAAAATAGGGCGAGGAAAGCGAGAGTGGAACTCGCCCGAAACCAGGGACCGTTATGGAAAAAGAATTTATAGAATTATTTAAAGGATATGAAGGTGATTTTGGCATGGCCGACATGTCAAAGACAGAACTCGATTCAGAAAAAAATAAAATAAAACCAAATTACGAATGGGCAGGTAGACCTGTCGCATCAGACGATTATAGAAATCATTTACAAGGAAGAAAATCAATTGGAATCCAACCATGCAGAATAGATAAAACTGCACAATTTGGATGTATAGATGTTGACCCACCAGATTATGGATCATTTAAAGTTGAACACTACTTAGCATTATTTCAACAATATAAATTACCGTTAGTCCCTATATTATCTAAGAGTGGTGGTTTACATTGTTATATTTTTTTAAAAGAACCTATTCCAACTATTGATTTAATAGAGGCATTAAAAGCCTTTCTATTACCTCTAGGATTAAAACCAACTACTGAGGTTTTTCCTAAACAGAAAGAATTACAGAAGGATGACAAAGGCGACATAAAACCAGGAAACTTCATTAACCTACCTTACTATAACAACGGACAATCCAATCGATACGCTATAGATAAGAATAATTCTAAACTATCAGTAGAACAATTTATAAAATTTGCTAACGAATCTAAAGTAGATAAAGAAACATTAGATAAACATGTAGAAGAAGCTCACAGAAATATATTACTAGGAACCGATCCTGAATTTGACGATGGTCCTCCATGTCTAGCACGCTGTTCTATATCTAAACTAGATGATGGCAGAGATCGATTTATGTATAATTATATGGTCTTTGCTAAAAAGAAATATAAAGACAAATGGCCTGATCAAGTATCAAAAGCGAACTATAATTATTTATCAGACCCTTGGGATAGATCAAAACTAGATTTAAAAATTAAAGCCTGGAAAGGTGAAACCGCAGGACATACTTGTTATGAGGACCCTATAAAAGACAAATGTATGCGAGGTCTTTGTTATAAAAGACCTTTTGGTGTTAAATCAGATAGCATTTCTGTGTTCCCTGAGATTCAAGATTTTGAAATGATAGCTTATGCAGAACCTGAATATAGATTTAATGTCATTATGCCCAATGATGACAAGACTCAAGTTATTATTCCCAACAGTAAATCAATGGTTCGACAGACAGAGGTATTAATGTATGTATTTGAACAGACAGGTGTTTATTTTGAACCCCTTAAACCAAAAGACTTCAGAGCAAAAATAAATGAGTGGCGTAAGAATGGACAAAAGATTACTCCACCTAAAGGAACTTCAACTGAAGACAGACTGGAAGAAGCACTATTTCAATATTGTATACACGGTCCACAAGCACAAAAAAGAATACAGATTCATAATGGATCATGTTTTACTGAGGAAGGGTTTCATTATTTTAAATTTACTTCTTTTATTGACCACCTAGGTAATGGTTGGAATATTCCACAAGATAAAATTGCACAAAAATTAACGGATAAATGTAAAGTAATCTTCAATCTCTCATTCAATGTAGAGGGCAAGACCCTTAAAGTGTGTAAAGTGGCTCAATTACATGTGGATAAAATAGAATACAAACCGGTAGAAAGGAAAGGAGATAATTATTAATGGCAAGATACAAAGTTATAGGTCCTCCAGGAACTGGAAAAACAAGAAGACTTTTAAATGAAGTACATAAATATGTTCAACAAGGTACTCCACTAGATCAGATAGGATACTTTGCTTTTACTCGTAAGGCAGCCGGTGAAGCACGAGACAGATTTTTAGATAAAAATAAAAATCTTACTAAAAAAGATATAAAATATTTTCAGACATTACACTCATTAGCTTTTAATAATCTCGGACTTAAAGAAGAGAATGTAATGCAGGAGGAAAATTATCTTTCAATCGGAGAAAGCTGCGGCATTCAAATTAAATATGCAACCCATGAAACTAATAATTTTAATGGAATTTTTTCTTCAAGCAGCGAATACTTAAGTCTTATTAATTTAGCTAGGGTAAAACAAATTCCAGCAGAGGAACAATTTGATTTAAACGAACATTTAACCTGGATCACAAGAGATAAACTTACTGCTATTGAAAAAGAAATAAATAATTATAAAAAAACATTTGGATTGATTGATTTTACCGATATGATTTCTAAATTTTTAGACCAAGATCCATTAAAGCTCCCTAAATTTAAGGTCATCTTTGTGGATGAAGCTCAAGACTTATCTTTAATTCAATGGGCTATGATTAAAAAAATAGAAAAAGATACAGAATGTGATGTATGGATTGCAGGAGACGATGATCAAGCTATTTTTGGATGGGCCGGAGCAGATGTAGATTCATTTATTAACTGGGAATCCAGAGAAATTTTATTGGACCAATCTAAAAGAGTTCCTAGTTTAATACAGGCCAAAGCTTTAGAAGTTATTAATCGTATTTATCATAATAGAATACCTAAAAATTATTTACCTAAAGATATTCCAGGAAATATTTATCAACATTATAAATTAAATGACATTGATTTAACCGAGGGGGATTGGTTAATTTTAACTAGAACCAAATCTTTGCTGAAGGCAATTCCTCCTTTTTTAAAAAGAAAAGGCTTCTATTTTAATACAGCACAAGGGAATAGTATAGGAAAAAGTCTGCATGAAGATATTTTAAATTGGGAAAAAATAAAAAACGGTGAATCTATACCTGAAATTCAACAGCAAAGAGTTATGGAGAATATGCATCACAAGGAAGTAGATTTTAGAGGTAGTTGGTATGATGTATTTAATAAAGTTTCTAATACTAAAAAAGATTATATGAGAGCCATGCTTCTTAATAAGGAAGATCTTTCTAAAGGACCTAGAATAAAAGTTTCAACGATTCACGGGGCTAAAGGTGGAGAGGCAACTAATGTAGTTTTATTTTTAAATCAAACGACGAATACTATCAAAGGTGTAAAAAAATCACAAGCGAAAGAAGAAGAAGAATTCAGAGTTTGGTATGTAGGAATTACACGAACAATGAAAAATTTATATTTAATAAAATGTAAAAACAAATCAAAGGAATTTAAAATATGAGAAATGAACAATTAACTTTATTTGAACAACCAGTAATAAGTAGGACATTAGATAATCATCTTCTTGTACCTAAAAAATTAGAAACCTTTATGCCAGAAATTGTACCGGATAAATATATTATATATCCAAATGGGGGTTTGCATCTTTTTCATAAACAAGCACCCAAAGGTTCTATCTACACAAAACCTATTTGGCCTTTTATAACGTCTAGTAGTGGACATAATAAAGTTAAAAGGGTTGCTATCTATTTTTCGGACGCAACTAATTATATGATGGTAAGTCTTGTTGATAAAAATCATCCTCAAACTTGTCCTAAAATGCTACATGTTATTGTAGCAAACGCCTATGTTTGGAATGCAGATCCTATAAAATATTACCAAGTATCTCATAAAGGAGATGATAAATGTAATTACTTACCTGACAATCTAGAACATAAAACAGGAAGCGGCAACCATAAAGGAAAAAAGAACAAGAGATTTTCTAGCAGAGAGGAAGATTATCTATTTGCAAAATCGAGAGGTTTTATTTTATGAATTTAACAAGCGACGCTATTTTACTATCAATGATGACTTTTTATTTTGCAATCAAACTATATTTATATTTTATATTATGAAAAACCCATACGACAAACAAATCG